ATGCATTTGCATTTAAAATGGTAATATCAGATCAAATAGCAGAAGCGAAAGTAGTAGATGTAGTATGGACACCAAGTAAAAGTGGTTATTTAAAACCTCGTGTAAGGATAGAGCCAATTAAGTTAGGTGGAGTTACAATTGAATATGCAACTGGATTTAACGGTAAATTTATCCAAGATAATAAAATAGGTATCGGTGCAATAATACAGATAATTCGTAGCGGTGATGTAATTCCATATATAAAATCAATAACAACTGAAGCAGAAGTAGCAAAAATGCCAACAGAAGATTATCATTGGACAGATACGAAAGTAGATATAGTATTGGATAATGTAAATGTAAACGAAACAGTTCAATCCAAAAATATTACTGATTTTTTTAAGGGTTTGGAGGTGGATGGTATTGGAATAGGCAATGTAAAGAAAATCATGAAGGCAGGATACACAAGTGTACCCGCGATATTAAAAATGACAAAAGAAGATTTCCAGAAGGTTGAAGGGTTTAAAACAAAAATGGTAAATAAAGTGCATGATGGTATAAAGACACAACTTGATAAGGCGTCATTATTGGATATAATGGCAGCATCAAATAAATTTGGAAGAGGTATAGGGAAACGAAAAATCAAGCCAATAATGGATGCTTATCCAGATATCTTGACGAGAGATGAATCCATAGATGAAAAAATAGCACTATTACAAACAATAGATGGAATAGGTAAAGAAAATGCAAACAGTTTTGTAACTAATATTCCTGTATTTTTAGATTTTATGAGAGAATGTGATTTATATTCTAAGGTAGATAATTCAACAATACCGTTACAAAATGAATTTCAACCAATAGAAGAAGTTACTCAAGATGAAACAAATCCATTATATGATAAACATATAGTAATGACAAAGGTACGCGATGCAGAAATAATAGAACATTTGAAAAAAGTGGGTGGAATATTAGATAATAATATAAGTAAAAAAACTTATGTTTTGATAGTAAAGTCATTAGATGATATATCAAATAAAACAAAGAAGGCAAATGAAGAACAAATTCCAATAATGACTCCTGAGATGTTTAAAGAGAAGTATATGAAGTAAAAAAGAGTATATACAGTTGTATAAAATATAAAATATAATATGTTTTATTATATTTTCTAATAATCGCCACCGTGCGCTCCACAACCAATCATATCTGGTTTATCATTCATCTCATCATATAATTCACCAATTTTTCTAAATATTTCAAATTCAAAATCATTAAGAGTTATTTCTGGATGTTGTGTAACTTTGTTTTGTATAAATTCTTTAAGAGTTTCGTACCGGTCACCCCTACCTGCGTATTTAACTTTTGTAAATAATTGGTAATACCAGACTTTCACTTCAATATCTTTAATAATTTTATCCATATTAGATGTTATATTTGTACTAACAATTCTATTGATTATAAAATCAATTTTATATATATTTTGTGTAATATTCAGGTAATGTATCAATATTAATACGAATATTTTGCTGTATTTCAGTATTAGGTTCAATAATATATTGTTTAAAAACAGCGTAGTTGAGTTGATCGTCGGGAGTTTTATTATGAACAGTTCTGGCAATCATTTTATATAATTTAAAATTAGGGTATCGTTCTTCTCCGTTCTTTTTATAAAGAATATTTTTATTGTTATCATCAAGACACCAATTATAAACAATTTGTTGAAATTCATCGTAATCAGTAATAGGTACATCGTCATCAATAACAAAATCGTATAATGAACAACCAAGTCTGCATAAATCAAAACTGTAATTAGGGTCTAATCTCGGTTTATCGTTATCCATATATGGTTCACAATTATATTGTGTAGATGCATCACCAGATGGTGCAAAACTGTCACTACAAAAGCGTTGTCCATTATAATTATATATAGCCCTACCAAAATCAATAATTTTGTAAATTTTCCCGAATGTAGGAACTTTGTATGCATTGCGTTTGTATACATAATATATAAATTCTTGTTCGGTGTTAACATACATAATATTATTAGTATGTAAATCATTATGTGTAAATTGCAATGTTTTTTGGTAACATAACAACGTCATTATAATTTGCATTAATATAGATATACCTTCATCTTTATCCATACATTGGGTTTCAAACAAATTATCAAGAGTTCCGTCACATTTTTGTAATGTTATACCTTGAACTGGAAATTTTTTTATATAAGCAAAGCACTGTTCGGGGTCAACACTTGAGTCATCGTCATCTGTGATATAATCATCCTCATCCTCATCCTCATCCTCATCATCATCATCATCCTCATCCTCATCATCATCCTCATCATCCTCAGCCTCATCATCTGTATCATTACTATCACTATCACTATCACTATCACTATCACTATCACTACCATTTGTATTAGACCGTGAGCTATTTGCAGATGATGATTTTGATATAGCTGGTTTGGTATAAATTAAACTATTATCTAATTGTGATACATTTTCAACAAATACCTGATTATCATTTAAGTCAATAACAGATGTTGAATTAATTTGCTCAATATTATTATTAGAAATATTATGTGGTGTATTCGAAATGCAGATGCGAGGTTTATTTGCATGTGAACCATAATTGTGATAATGATCCATGTTCATGGAAATAGTATGAAATAATTTATTATTGTTTGCATTAAAAAAGGAAGAAGATTGCAAATATTCGTAATCATCTGTAATATCAATTTTGAATTCTTCTTGTATTCCCAGAAATGAACCATAAAAGTCAATACAATGTACAATAGAGTGTTGATGTAATAATTTGCTTGATAAATAACTAAAAAAGCAGTCAACATAGGCCATATTATTTGAATCACATAATTTTGAACAAACATTTTCATTATTTAATGTAGGTAAATTATGCATTTTATCACGAATATTTTCATATTTACCAACCATATATCGTGCAGGGTCTAATAGTGGAGAATATTTAATAAATACAGGTGTTTGCGTGAAACTATCAGTATCAGTATCTAATACAGTATTCATATCAACAATCTGTAATTTATTATTTAATCCAATACGATTATAGTTAGTTTCGTTAAGCGAGAACCACTTATTATATATAGGATTATAGCCCTGAATATGTTGTATGTTATATGGATTATAAGTATTCTCAGTGCCAATTTTAATATTGGAAGATTGTTCTAAATTAGTTAATGATATAGGTTTATACTTAGAGTAGTGGATGTCAAATTTAGGAGTTTTACATAGAGTAGACATATTATAAATGTAAAATACTTTATAAGTGGTTACCATATTTTTTTCACAAATATTAAACTAATGTAACTGTGTTTGTCCTAAAAATACTTTATATGTAGAGTAATTATAAACACAATTTTATAGATTATGACTCTTGAATTGAAAAAATTTAATATGCGTGATATTACATTTAAACCGAATGAAAATAAAGGGCCAGTTGTTGTCTTAATTGGAAGACGTGATACGGGTAAGTCGTTTTTAGTAAGGGATTTATTATTCTATCATCAAGATATACCAATAGGAACTGTAATATCTGGAACAGAAGCCGGCAATGGGTTTTATGCAGCACATGTACCAAAGTTATTTATTCATGAAGAATATAATACAGTATTAATTGAAAATGTACTGCGGCGTCAAAAAACTGTACTGAAACAAATGAATAAAGAAATAGAACAGTATAAGCGTACATCAATTGATCCGCGTGCATTTGTGATTCTTGATGATTGCTTATATGATCAATCATGGACACGTGATAAAATGATGAGATTATTATTTATGAATGGTCGTCATTGGAAAATTATGCTTATTATTACAATGCAATATCCATTAGGTATTCCACCAAATTTGCGTACAAATATTGATTATGTGTTTATATTAAGAGAACCTTATTTAACAAATAGAAAACGTATTTGGGAAAATTATGCGAGTATGTTTCCAACATTAGAATCATTTTGTGCAGTAATGGATCAATGTACTGAAAACTTTGAATGTTTGGTTATTAATAATAATTCAAAATCAAACAAATTAAATGACCAAATCGCTTGGTATAAAGCTGAAAATCATCCTAATTTTAAATTAGGTTCAAAAGAATTTTGGGATATATCAAAGAATATGGGTTCTGATGATGAAGATGAAGCATATGACCCAAGTAAAGGAAAGAAAAAGGCAGGACCAAGTATTAATGTGAAAAAATCAAATTGGTAGTAAAATATCAGTTTAATACATTTTAATCATCATGTGTATCATCTACTTCGGTGTCAATACTGGATTCATCATCATGAACATTATAGTCATCATTGTATATGCTGGTATTAAACATACTATTAGTAATATAAGACAATGATAGAATATGTTGTTTTTCTTCATCTGTATTATCTTCTACGATTTCAATATGACTGTTTTTATAATTTGTATAATAACAATTACTGATATACGGCGTATACCTTGTATTATATTCATGTACGTTAGATATATTATCTTTATTATATATATTATTTTTATCGGTTACCTTAATATATTTACGTCCAAATCCAGGTGATTTTGTTTTAAATCGGTTTAATTGATAAATTAACTCAAACCGTGCATTTGTCTTAGATGATATACATAGTGAATAATTTGATGTATAAAATAGATGTAAGAATGGTTTCATTGCAGGAATCAATACTTCGTCTGGAAAGTCATCGTGTATAATAATTTTCATATTGGGATCATAACACTGTTTATTATACGCGTCCAACATAGTGTTAATATCCCAAAATAACTTGTCATTATCAGTAGTGTCAGTGGTCATGGTTTTTACATGCATTTCACGTATCATATTTTCCGTATTATTTCTAAAAATTTTTAAATGAAAATTATGTAAAAAATATTGATGGAAAATACTGGGTAATATAAAACCACCATGTTTCATAAAAAAGTAAATATTATATAGATGTGATTTGTCAAAAATACTATTATTATATGGATTTTTTATAGGTAATGGTTCGGCATGAATATATGGTGAATTAGTTAATGCATTTTCAATAATTTTGGTTAAATCGGTTTTGGTAAACAAATATTTCCTACCATATTGTAATAGACTACATACAAAGTACTGATTTTCATTTATAGGATTCATAATTAAATCATGTTGATTTGATATTTTGCTTATTTTCCATTTACATTTCCATACAAATTTACACAAATTATTGTGTATCTTCTGTATATCCTGAAATATTGATATAAATTCTGTTTTTTGATTAGATGATAAGAATGGATTATCTAATACACTTTTAAGATAATTAAATTTTTCTTTTTTATAGGTAGTTTTTGTATTCAGCAACTGATGTATAAATGATGTAGAAAGAATGTACATTAAGGTATTTGGTGCTTTTTGAAAATTAATAAAGGAAATATCAAAATAAGATGGGTTATTAAGATAATCTTTACTCATACCAACTGGTTCAATATTACTTGATACATATTTTTGATATAATATATCTGTTATTGTAGTCATATTATATAATTGTTTTTACTATATAATATATATTTGCATATCTATATCCTTTTATTAAATTAATAGGTACTTACATAAAAGTCTAATGAGTTAATCTACTTCATCAAGGGAATCCTTGTTATTAGCTTGTTCCAATAATAGTTCATTTCGTAATTGTGTTGATTCTGCATCAGCGACTTCACGTTCTTCAAAATTAACAGTTTCTTTCACACCTATTAGGTTACCATCATCATCCATAGATTGCGTAAGTACATTTCCACTAATTTTAGCTTTCTCAATATTTTCCATAATGGCTTGCTTTTTTGTTTCCCGAATACGTTCCTCAAACTCTTTCTTAGCCATCTCTTCATTTTTTATTTTTTCTTGATGCAATGCATTTAACTCTTCTTCCAAGTGTTCAACTCTGCCAGTCTTGTATGCATCTGGGTCCCATGGAATCCATACACCAACTGGTCCAACAAAAATATCGTGGTTTGGGTCTTGGTCTCGTAGTTTTTTACATTTCTGTTCAGCTTCCTCTTGACTTGCAAATACACCGCGTACCTTTAGGCCACGTGTTGATGTTTGGAAAGAATGTTCCTTATTAAATTTCTCATTAAGTTTATCTTCTTGTTTATCCATGAAATTCTTATAATCATCCTCTATTCCACTCTTCTTTAATTTATCACTTTCTTCCTTTACAAAATCATTGAAATCAGCAATTAAGGTGTCTACGTTCATATTGTGTTTATATGCGATAAAATGAATAAATTCAAAATATCGTTCCATTGATTTAGAAAATTCCCAATTTTTAATAAATTGGTCAAATAAATATACCTCTCGTTTTTTTAAAATTTTTTCAGGGGATACAAATGAAAGACATGTAAATTTTTGTCCAGCAATTGAAGAATCTTCATCGCATAAATCTACATATTTAGGGTTGTTTTCACCATTTGGCAATGTTTTTTTCTCAAAAGATGACATTATAAAATATACTCAAGTTATATATTTAAGTGTTTTCTTCATAACATAATATTTCTATTTAATCATTTAGTTTGAATTATTTTATTGTAATATAATATATCATAAAATGACAGAAATGTTTGACATGAATGAACTTTTAAAACGTGCTATCAAATACCTTATTGAAGGTTTAGCTGTGGCTATCTGTGCCATGTTAATCCCCAAGAAGGCATTAGGTGTTGAAGAGATTGTTATTATTGCCTTAACTGCCGCCGCTACATTTAGCATTCTTGATGTATTTATTCCTTCTATGGGTTCAAGTGCAAGAAATGGTGCTGGTATGACTCTTGGTAGTACTCTTGTTGGTGGTATCCGTCTTGCTGCATAAGTATATATTTACACGTAAATAATATAAATTAATATTAATAATATATTAATATTAATAATGAGTGACGAAAACGTTAATCTAAAACCAAGTGATATTGTAAAAGAAAATAAGGAAAGAGCCAATAATACTATTTTTAACAAAGTAAGTGAAACATTGAATGTAGATGCTGAACATATAGTGTGTCATAAAAAATGGCGATCGCCAATGACTCCACATCAATGTGAATGTATTCATAAAAAATTAAACACTTGTTTTAATGAACATATATATAAATTATATAATTCCGTTGCATATAAAGAAACATGGTATGAAAATGTGCGGGGATTTATAGCCATTCATAGTAATATAGAACTTAATATAAATACAATTGATTTGAGTGACCAAGAAATTTTAGAAATCAGAGATCATGGGTTTTCTCTTTTTGTAAGAGATGATTGTGCTGATATCGATGAAGATGAATTTGATGGACCAAATGATTTATCAATTCACGAGTGGGAAACTATAGATGATATTATTATGTATTATTATTTGAATGACACGAATAATAGTTAAATTTACATTATATTTTGATATTCTAAATATAATGTTTATACAGTTGGAAAATATTGCCAGTCTAAATCGGTGCAGACGTTTTTCCATATCATATCTTGTTCCAATTGTTTTTCGCGGTCTTTCATCATTGGAATATATGGTAAATATTGCATTTGGTCAAGTAATACACATAATTGATGAAGCGTGTATGTGTAATTAAAAAAATTCGTTCTACTTGGTGGACAATGAACTGCCCATGGTTTTTGGATTTCAATGAATAATACACATAATGTTTCATGTAATTCCTCATTCATTACTGGAGGTTTAATACCAAACATAGAGTTAATATATTGAATATGTTCAAAATATTTATTATATCCTAATTTTCTCAATATTTCTCTCATTTTATCATAATTTATTAATGACATGTCTGTTATTCTTTCTTTTTTTATTCGTGCACGAATATCATTCATCACTTCATCTGGAATTTGGGTAGTTTCTTTTGCTTGAAATTGTGATAAAATTTCTTTGAAATGATTCAGTCTAATATAAGCAGTATATGACACCTCATTTGGTGGTTCTTTGTTTGTTGGTTTAGAACTATCTATGATATATGTAATAAATTTACCACATGCTTTATTATTACATATTAGTATCCCTTCTTCGTCTTGTGGAATTAGTTCTCCAGAATTACATGTATCACATATATCAGTAGGCACTACAAAATCTTGGATGTTAGTAATCTCATTCGTTACATTTCGCCAATAATGCTGGTACGATTGTTTGGATTTTGCATATTTATCATTGTTCAAATCTCCTGAATTTGTATCTGTAGCCTTTATTTTAAAGAAGGAATTGAGAACATTGGAATTTTGATTCACCGTATTTGAATCTACTGATATTTGTTGTTTTTGTTCAAAATAATCAAATACATGTTTTGAATTATTAAGCAAATATTCTTTCTTTTCTCTTGTAAGTGATGATATTTCACGTCTTATTGCTTTAATTCTATCACACATATCCATATATTCATCATATTGATTTTTATGCAGAGTTTTTATTTTTGCTTTCAGTTCTTCTTTTTCTTTTTCCAAATCTGGAATTGTTTCAGTTTCTATTTTGTGAAATTTATTTAACAATTCAGTGTGTTTTATATCAATTGTATGTAATCCTGTTGGTTTTTGTGGATTACCCTTTTTTTGGTTCGAATTCATAGAATTGGTTGTAATAGTTACTTATGTGTTTTTATGTTGCTTTTTTTGAATTGGATTTTTTGATTCTTTTTTATTTTTTCGCGTTTGCTTATTTTTTACATAAGAAACTCGTTTTGTTTGTTTTGTTTGTTTTGTTTGTTTTTTGGTTTTTTTGGTTTTTTTGGGTTTTTGTTTTCTTGTTTTATTTTGTTTCTTTGTTTTATTTTTACGTGTTTTTGTTCCACCACCAT